ATATATCATGGAGAGATACAGAGCGGGTGAAACTGGTCAAAGAAAATCTAAAGCACCAGAGTTCAAATTTGAGACACCAAAATTCAAACCAAAGAAAACCACTATAGATTTACCATCTATAGAGTCCTTACCAAAAGAACATTACGCAAGAGTTTATTGTGAAGGTAGAGAGATACCTCAGCAATTTATGGATAAAATCTTCTATGCAGAAGATTTCAAGAATTGGGCCCTTTCGGTATGTCAAGTCGATTACTCAAATTTGATGGGTAAAGAACCACGACTAGTGATACCCTTTTTCGATAGAGATAACCAACTCATCGGAGCACAGGGGCGGGCCCTACAAGAATCTAAAGTTAGATATGTAACTGTTAAGGTACATGAAGATGCACCAAAGGTGTTTGGACTTGAAAGGTGGAATTCAGACCAACATACATATTTGGTAGAAGGGCCAATAGACTCGCTCTTTCTTCCAAATTGTCTCGCAATGGCTGGTGCGGATATGTCTGATTTGAGTATCCTTGACAATACTAAGACCACACTCATATTTGATAATGAACCAAGAAATTTTCAAATAGTAAAAAGTATGATGAAGTCTTTACAAGATGGTTGGAAAATTGTGGTATGGCCAAATTCAATTACTTGTAAAGATATCAATGACATGGTTCTAACCAGTATAAGAGATGCTCGGTTAGTTGAAATTATAAATACAAATACTTACTCTGGTCAGCGGGGTGAGTGGGAAGTGAAAAGTTGGAAAAAAGTTTAGGTATGAAAACTATTCATCAACTAGGATTTGTAAAACTTCTAGATGTGATGGGTGATGATGAAGAAGTAGAGAACTCTGCTCGTATTAGTTATGGAGAAGGAACAAGAAAGGTAAATCAGACGCGGAACCTTATCCGTTACCTAATGAGACATAAACATACCTCACCCTTTGAGATGTGTGAAGTCAAGTTCCATTTGAAATTACCAATTTTCATTATGAGACAACTCGTAAGACACAGGACGGCAAACCTGAACGAGTACTCTGGCCGTTACTCAGTGATGAGTAATGAATTTTATCTGCCTGAGGGTGATTACCTCGCCAAACAATCTACGACAAATAGCCAAGGTAGGGGAGAAGTCCTCAAGCAACAAGGTTTATTACAATTTGAATTTAATAGGATTTATGATGGTGCTAGTATGGCATATCAAGTTCTATTAGAAGAAGACCTTTCCAGAGAAGTAGCTAGAGCCCTATTGCCCGTTGCTAACTATACTGAATGTATATGGAAAATTGATTTACATAATTTCTTTCATTTTGTAAAATTGAGATCTGATAGTCATGCACAAAGAGAAATTAGAGACTATGCAGATGCAATGTATGAGTTAGTGAAACCGAATTTTCCTTTATGTTGTGAAGCATTTGAAGATTATGTACAAGGAGCAACAACATTTTCAAAACAAGAAATGGAGGTTATTAGAGAACTTTTATCATATACAGATGCAAAGGCTGCACTAGCAGGAATGAGTGTTAAGGATGCTGGTGTTTTAGAGAGTAAATTAGGAAAACGAGAATCAAAAGAATTTTTAGAAAAATTAAAGCAAGGAGATGCAGAATGAGACTACCAACCATTTATCAAGAATACATCCACCTATCTAGATACGCACGATGGGATTACGATTTGGGAAGAAGGGAAACATGGGATGAAACAGTTGGTAGATATTTTAACTTTTTTACAGAATGGTTGGAAGAAAAAAATGATTACAAGTTAGAGAACGGAGAACGAACCAAACTGGAAAATGCAGTCAAAGAATTAAATGTGATGCCATCAATGAGGTGTCTTATGACTGCGGGGCCAGCTCTCAAGAAAGAAAATGTAGCAGGATATAATTGTTCTTATATCAAGGTAGATAGTCCAAGATCATTTGATGAAATCCTTTATGTGTTGATGAATGGAACAGGCGTGGGGTTTTCTGTAGAACAAGAATACACTAATCAACTACCAGTAGTTCCAGAAGAACTATATGATACTGATACAGTAATTGTTGTTTCAGATTCAAAGTTGGGATGGGCTAAGGCATTTAAAGAATTAGTATCATTATTGTATGGTGGTCATATTCCAAAGTGGGATATGTCTAAGGTAAGAGAAGCCGGTGCACCCCTCAAAACCTTTGGTGGACGGGCATCTGGGCCAGCACCACTAGTAGACTTGTTTAAATTTACGATAAATACTTTTAAGAGCTCTTTAGGTAGGAAATTACATCCAGTAGAATGTCATGACATCGTATGTAAGACAGCAGAAATCGTGGTTGTGGGGGGTGTTCGTAGGAGTGCTCTCATTAGCTTGTCTAACCTTAATGATCGTGAGATGCGTTTCGCCAAGCATGGTGAGTGGTATACACACAATGTCCAAAGAGCGCTTGCAAACAACTCGGTTAACTATAAAGAAAAACCAGACGTTGGTACTTTTATGCGAGAGTGGCTTTCCCTATACGATTCAAAGTCAGGAGAGCGTGGAATATATAATGGCATGTCAGCCAAAAAAACAGTTGAACAATTAAATGAAAGATATAAAGATGAAGATGGAAAATTTATTACTAGACGAGCTACCAGAGAGGACTTTGGCACAAATCCTTGCAGCGAGATCATTTTACGGTCACGAGAATTCTGTAACCTCTCAGAGTGCGTTGTCAGACGAGAAGACACTCGCGAATCTCTCAAAGAAAAGGTTAGAACTGCGGCTATCCTTGGAACATTTCAATCAACCCTTACAGAATTTAAATATCTTTCCAGAGAGTGGAAAAAGAACTGTGATGAGGAACGATTATTGGGAGTATCCCTCACAGGAATAATGGATAATCCTCTTACAAACGGATCTAAAAAAGGATTAGATAAACTACTTGAAGAATTGAGAGATATCGCTTATGAAACAAATAAAGAATGGGCAGACAAACTTGGAATTCCAGTTAGTGCAGCAATTACGTGCGTTAAACCAAGTGGTACTGTATCTCAGCTGGTCGATTCCGCTTCTGGTATCCATGCCCGCCATAATCCTCATTATATTAGGACTGTAAGAGCAGACAATAAAGATCCACTTTGTAAACTCATGAAAAATATGGGATTTCCAAATGAGGTGGATATAACAAAACCAGAACATACGACAGTATTTTCATTTCCACAAAAAAGTCCAAAGGGGGCAACTTGTCGAAATGATATGACTGCATTGGAACAATTAGAACTTTGGAAAGTTTATGCAGAAAATTGGTGTGAACATAAACCATCTGTTACAATTTCCGTAAAGGAAGATGAGTGGGTTGAAGTAGCAGCTTGGGTGTATGATCATTTTGATTCTATTAGTGGTATATCATTTCTTCCATTTAGTGAGCATGTATATCGTCAGGCACCATATCAAGACTGTACAGAGGAAGAGTACAAAGAAGCCTTAAAGACTATGCCAAAAAATGTGGATTGGGCAGAGCTTTCAAAATACGAATCACAAGACTACACCATAGCAAGTCAAGAAATGGCATGTACGGCAGGAGGTTGTGAAATAATTTAACAAGGAATAGATGAAAAATTTAATCATCATAATTATATTTACTATAATCTTTGGAGGCTGTACAATAAATTTTGGGCCAACACAACCAGAAAAGGAAATCAAAACTGAAGTAACGGAAACAAAAAAAGAAACTCTCAAACCCAAACTCAAACCATGGCCCCATGTAGAGAAGGAATATTGGTATGCAAAATATTTCCTCAGTATGGCTATGAATCCCAATGTACAACGAATGTTGACACCAAGACAAGTATTTGAAGTGGTCAAATGTACTGTAGATGGATTTGAAAAAGACTATGAGTATGAAAGGTTTTTGAATACGATTGGAGGAAATATGGTGCTCCCACCTCATATTAGTAAATACATTTATGATCTTTCATTTGAATGTTCACTAGAAGTAAAACGTAAAGTAAAAGAAGAACAAAGTAAAAAACCACTAACTCTTAAAGATACTGTTTAAATTATAATAAAGGAATTGATGCCTATAGATGTTAAGATAAATGAAGATGACTATATACTTTATGAGATATTGTGCGATTACTGCGATGAGGAATATGTCATTAAATATAAAATGAAAGATGAAAAGCCTAAACAGGCTATTGAATGTTGTCCTTTCTGCAGTAATCTGATTGAAGAACCTGCAGAGAGTATTATACATGATGAAGAAACTGGCTGGGATTGATTATTCACTAACATCACCGGCAATATGCGTATGGAAAGAGACAAATGATAATAGACAGTTTAACTTTAATATGTGCACTATACATTATTTGGAAACTCCACAGCGACTCAAACGGGCCGCCCCACATGAAATTTTAAGTTTGTGTGCACATGAATATCCAGAATGGGAAACAGAAGAACAAAGACATGATCTACTTTCAGATTGGGCTATGAGTATAATTAGTGGATGTCAAGTATTCATAGAAGGATATGCCTTTGCTACTTCTGGTAAATCTTATGTTCGTTCTGTTGCAGAAAATTCTGGATTACTTAAACACAAGATGTATAAAGCACACCAGACTTTTACATCTATACCCCCCTCAGTTATTAAAAAATATGCCACAGGTAAGGGTAATGCGAATAAAGAGTTAATGTATGACGCATTTTCTAAAGAGTGTGTTGCACCAGTAGGCCTTCAGAAAACTCTTAGACCAAAATCAAATAAACTAACGAATCCTACAACCGATATTGTAGATTCTTATTGGATATGTAAATACGGCTGGAGAGAGCTTCTTGCATAGGGACAACTTTCATCAACTCTTTGAAATTATGAATCAAAATACTCAAAGAAAGAGACAAAAGAGAGAGTGGTATCATAGAAATAAAGAAGCAGTTCTAGAACAACAAAAGAATAGTAAGAAGAAAAAGAAAAATCAGAAAGAATGGTATGAGAAAAATAAAAAATTGTGTATAGCTAGGGCCAAACGGTGGAATGAAGACAATCCTTCAGCAAGGAAGCTAATAATGGAAAGACATAAAACCAAAAATAACCCAAAAGGAGTATGGATAGATGGAAGTTGAACTTGATAATGATACAAGGAAAATGAGAATTATTAATTATCTAGA